AACCCAACTAACTAGAAATCTGCCATTTTTATTAGGCACAAACATTACTCTAGTATCTTTAATCCCACCTTCCCACTGAAAATTACCCTGTGTAACCACATTAGTATTACGAAGATCTTCATTATAGTCTATTTGCTCGTATATTTTAGTCAAATTAAACAAAGATTCCTTAGCTTCATCTCTGAAAGCATGTTTCTCTGTTCTTGGAAACTGACGATAGTATTCATTTAAACCATCTTGATCGTCCTTTAAACCATCAACTTCGTTTTCCCAATGCGATATTACACCGATGTCGATGTCTTCTCCGTCAATACCTTTGATTGGTTTTTTTGGAGTGTCGAATACAGGTAATCCATAAGAATCAATGTATCCTTCGTAATTCCATTCCATAGGTACAAACAAACTATATAGTCCTGAGCTAGTCTGTCCGTTGCGGTTTCTTTTTGTGACGTCCGAAGACTCGTATAGCTTTTTAAAGTTTTCTCCACCTTTGTCTAATGCGTTTGAAGTAGATCCCATCATGCACTTACCTACTATTTTCCTACCTAATCTTAACGTTGTTTTCGTAACCCTCCAGTTGTTGAGGATGTTGTCTGGTCTCTCCCATTTACCCGATTCATCGTGGACGAGGAGCTTGAGTTTCTCTCCATCATAGGAGTTATCCCCTGTGTTCTTCCAGTCGATCGTGGTGTCAAGACCCGCCTGTAAGTCTTCCGTTGTTTCTTTGATTGAATTACGCGTGAGCCTTTTCGAAGGTACCTTGTATGATAATTCTGTCTTTGGACGCTCCATTCCGTCCTGTATTGGTTTAAAAAAGAAGGGGTAATTGATTGATATGGGTACAACTTTATCAGTGAACATTTTCTTAGCATCAGCTCCAGACTTGGAGAGTATTCCAAACCTAGCATCTCTTGAAATTGTTGCCTGGTTAACTGTGTCGGATGATGCCATGAAACTAAATCCAGACCGTCTGTTCTTAAGATAGCACATTCCGTAACACCTACTGTCCGATTTACAAGCCTCCCAGAATATGTAGAATAACCTGTTTGACTCGCGAAAATCTGCTGACCCCACGTCAATTTTAGTCCACTGCAAGTACATGTACTGAGAACCAGTAATATAAGTAGGAACGCCGTTGCTATAGAACCAATAGCCTTCTTCACGACGAACAAACTCCCTGTTGATGTACTCGTACCATTTTTCTTTAAACTCGACTGGTCTTTCGTTCCAATCATAAACTGTTTTTATTTTATTTAATTCAGATGGATATTCTAAAACTTTCCAACGTTGTTCTTCTTTCTTCTTAGAACACTTGTACACGTCTTCAGCCAATGGAAGAGCTATTAATAGATTTTGTATACTATATATCTCTCCTATTTGTCCTGTTTTGCTTATGACAACTATGTCATGCTCTTTATTGTATCCGTATTCCCATTTCTTAAGCCTATTCATCCTACTTAGAACGTTTGGCTTTATATGGTCTTCTACTATATGGTATAGATCTTGCTTGTACATTATCTAGATCTTCCTTCTGCGAAACCCTTAAACTCTTCAGCTTTAACAGCGCTAGCTTTTGGTTTATCATTTAAAAGATCTTCTTCTGACTCTATTCTAGCTAATATTTCAAAAGCATCAAATATAGCAAGTTTCTTTGTAGCGGCAGCGTTTTTAAGTCTGTCAGCAGAGATATCATCTTCTGAGTCAACGATCTTTTCTTTTGCTACCTTTATAAGTTCTTCAACTGCTATTTGCCCAGCTTGGATTATATTCAGTTTCGTTTCTTTTATTTTCATATTTAATTAAAATGTCATTGGGTTCCATGCAGTATACAACCTGGTCATTAATTAAAAACTCAAATTCTCTGTTTTTCTTAAATCCAACCAAATCGCCTTCATTTATTTTAAGAGCTTCTAAGACACTGTTTCCGTATTTTACTATACCAACACATTCTTTTAGCTTTCTTAAACTAGAGCCATCCTTATCAACAACTGGCTTAACGAAACAATATTGTTTTAACGTTTTCCAGTCGTCACCTACTTTTTTCATGTATATCTGATCATCAGAGGCAAAATACATATCATCTTTGAAATATTTTCCACTGTTTACAGATTTACCTTTTTGATTGTAGTATCTTCTAAATATATTATGATGCACTATAACTTTGTCACCTTTCTTTAGTTCTGTTTCAAACGCTAAAGGTACGGCAATTATCTCCGCTTCTCTATTAACAAACTTATGACTAGCGATACTAGAGTTAATTATTAGCTTTTTATCACCAATACTTAACTCGTTATTGTATCTTTTGCCTATAGGTTTAATTATGAACTGGTAAACACTGTTCATTAATACTCTAAATCGTATTCAACAGATATTGCCATATTGCTATTAAACTTCTTCCAAGGAAGAATTTCATCGTGCTTTTTTATATATATATTATAAGAGTCGTCCCCATCCTGAAATAATATATCAGAAATAGTGTGACCGCCGTAAACCTGTTGACCTACAGCGTAATGCATAGCTTCGTTCTTATAATCAGAACCTATACTTATTTTTCTTATAATGTTACTGGTCATTACTCTTTTTCAATCTCAGTAAAAGTACCATCTTCAATATTTATATTGATAGCACCATAGATATCTTCTAGTTCTTTTTTATACTTTTCAATATCGTCAACAATACCAGCATACTCATGTAGTAAGCTATGTTTTTGAGTTTCTAAAAAACCAATGTTAGTTAGAGACTTGTTTAAATCTTTTTGGTGCTTTGTAATTACTTCTAATTGCTCGTCTGTAATTTTACTTACTTCTTTACTTTCTACTTTTTTCATTTAATTTAATTTAATTATTTTACTTTATCTTTTATTTTCTCGTATGTTCTTAGTCCGCCAAGCCCGAGCATTCCTAGCAGCACTGTCATTAAGTGTTCCATTTGTAATGGTGGTGGTGCGTCTGTTGTTTTTGTTATCCATATAAATAAATCACGTATAACAAAATTGTAAGCCAACGCAAAGCCACATATCCAACCTATAAAAGGTCTCCATCCGGCAACAAACAATGTTCGATGTGAAGCTTCAGCTAGATTTATTTTGGTTTGAAGTTCTATTAATTTTTCAGGATCTAATTCTTTTCCTTTAATTGCTTCTCTTATTTCCCAAGCTAAACCTCCTGCTACAGACTTCCTACCTTCACCTCCCTTTAAAAGACCTAGTAGTACTTTCCACATTGTCTATGAAGTGAATAATTTGCGAACTTTCTGTATAGTTTTTTTACCTTTTCCAGTTGAGCTAATTACAATTCCACCGCCGCCTATGTTTTCACCTGGCTTTTTAGGAATATTACTTCCATCATCAAAAGTTGGTCTATTTGTTTGATATCCAGTGTTTACTGTTCTCATCGTACCGGTTACTTCTGCAGCGTCTCCCATTGCTTTTCCAGTTGTGGAATCTACTGTGAAACCTTTTGGAATCTCTGTTCCAAACTCATCGTATTTTTTTTTACCATTATAGTTTAATGCGCTTGACTTATCGTCTACAGCGTTGTATTTTAATAAGTTTGAAGCATGCGATTTATCTGACATGAATGTTCCCATAGTATTTATTTTTTAGTTTTAGTGTATGCTTCTTTTTCCCAAGGAAGATTTTTAGCACCTTCTTTCATTGAAGCTCTTGAGTATTTTTTACCTTTCCAGTAAACATTGTCGTCGTCGTAATCTAAATCACCACGTTTCATTTGATCTAAGTGCACTTTCTCATGCTCTATAACGTCGTCTATCTGCTTAGGATCTTTTAGTTTACTATTTAAAGTAATACTGCCATTGTTATTAGCTTTACCCAATACGCCATCTTCCATATCTACATTGTAAATAGGAGTGTTGTCAGTAGCATAAGGCGCACCTTTCATTATAAAGCCCATAAATTATTGTTTGTAAGGAAAAACTTTATTTAAAGTTTCTTTTCTTTGTTGACAGCCACAAGGAATATTTAATCCTTGTGATACTTTGTCAACGAAAGTTTTAATCCCAGTTGCTTCTGTAAATTTCTCTACGCTATCGCCGAAGCCTTCTGATTTACTCATTCCTAATCTGTTTTTTAATATCTTTGTTTACCTGATAATACGTTTTTCATATTTTTAGCAGGTGAACCTTCTTTCTTACCGTACATAGCAGCTGGTGAATCGCTTTTATAATCTTGATCTGCGTGATGTAATTGTTTTTTAGCATCATAAATTAATTCACGATCGTGAATCATTTCTTCTTTTCTTGAGTGTCTTGCGTTTCCGGTGTATTGACCGTAATGTCCTTTTTCCATTGTTTTAGTATTTATGTTTGTTTAGCATTTCCATCTTCTTCTAGCAGCTTTACCTCTTTCACCGGTCCAGCCTTTCGATCTAGCGCAGAAAGATTTACGACGCTTAGCATCTTTGCTTCCTGGTTTAACATCTCCAGTTACGGCAGTTTTTAACTTACTACCTGGATTTTCTTTTTTATATTTCTTAACACCAGCACTAGTCATACCAGCACCTTCTTCTGTAGTTCTAAAGTTTCTACCTTTACCTTTAGTTGTTTTTCTTACTTTTAAAAAAGGCGATCCTGGTTGTGCGTATGCCATGTTATAATTATTACTTCTTTTCTTTAAGTTTTACCCACTTGGTTACTGTGTATCCGATACTTATAAGTAACAGAATAACTTTTAAGGTTACCTCTATATGCGTCATGCTTATCGCTAATGTTAATGCGTTGGCTGCCAGCAGTTTAATATCTCCTGTAGCCATTTTTATTTTCCTTTAGCTAATTGAGTAATAGGTCCAGATCTGTACATTGTTCGAGCTTTTAAAACCTCCATACCTGTAATACCTGAACTTGATCCTTGTCCGTGTAGTCTTCCTTCTTGGCTTAGTGGTCCATCCCATATATGAGATTCACCAACTACTCCACTAGATCCTTTAGCCGCTTTTTGATGTGCTTTATCGTTGTGCATAATTTATTTTTTTTTGTTGTTTTTAGGTGTATTTTTGAATAAAAAATCATGAGGATCTAATTGATCTTTCATGTTTGACGTGTAACTAGATCTGCCCATACTTTCAAGTCGTATTTTTTTACCAAAACCTTTACTTGTTTCTATATCACTACCTGGTCCATCATCTGACTTTTCTTTAATAAAAGTTCCTTTTTTATCAGACTGAACTTGTGTAGCAATATGTGCATCTAATTTTGTTTTATCTAGTAAGTCATCTTGATCAACAAGATCTCCTTTTACATATCTAGCTCCAGGATACTCTCCATCTGGCTTCATCTTAGTAGTTGTTTTACTAGGATGCGTATGAGCTTGTTTTTCACTATCATGATGTAAAGGAGTACCTTTCATAGCTAGCATAGACGCTCTTTGACCGCTTCCAAATAATTGAGAAGTTATGTCGGTATTTCTACCAATTGACTGATTACCAACTGGATTTGAATCCATTTCAAGTATTCTGTCTCCGCCACCGCCATACGATCCAGTTTCAGCAACTTGATTTGGTGGAGGTAAAAACGGGTCTACACCAGTAGATCCACCTGCATC